CTGTAATGCAGCTAGCACGCGAACGCTTTCAGTTTACAGCTTTGGCTGAGAAAGACAATCGTGAGGCTATGAAAGCTGATACAGAATTCTACGTATCAGACCAATGGGATGCTTCAATCAAAAATAATAGAATGTCAGGGCAAAGGCCTTGCTTAACTATTAACCGATTACCTCAATTCACAAGACAGATAACGAACCAGCTAAGGCAGAATATGCCTAGTGTTCGCACATATCCTGTCAATGACTCAGATGAAGATGTAGCTAAGATATTTGATGGCATGATGCGCCATATTCAGGAATCTTCACAAGCAGGTATTGCATACAGCACAGCTAACAACGCGCAAGTTATCTCTGGTAAGGGATATTTCCGTGTAGTTACTGAATACTGCAATGATAAGAACTTCGACAAAGATATAAAAATCAAACGCATTAAGAATGCCCTTTCGGTTTATTGCGACCCTGCATCTATTGAGCCTGACGAATCTGATGCGATGTATAAGTTTATTACAGAAGATTTAACCTTTGATGAATTCCAAAGGCGCTATCCAGGCAAGCAAACTGTTTCTTCTGATTCTCTAACTGCTATAGGTGATAGTGTTAGGGATTGGTTAACTGGCGATAAAAGCACAATGCGTATTGCCGAGTATTTCACAGTAGAAGATGGTGATGAAGTTACTATCTATCAACTAGATGATGGCTCTATAGTAAAAGATTTGCCAAAAGGCGCGAAGCCAGCAGCAAAGCGCACAATTACTCAAAAGAAGGTAATTTGGCGCATGATTTCTGCGCTTGAAGTATTGGAAACAAAGCCTTGGGATGGTAAATATATCCCTGTTGTTCCTGTTATTGGTGAAGATATAGACCTCGATGGTAAACGTATCATTAAGGGAATGGTTCGAGACGCACAAGATCCCCAAAGAATGTATAATTATATGGTTTCTGCACAAACAGAGGCTATAGCTCTTGCTCCAAAAGCTCCTTATGTAGCCGCCGTTGGACAAATTGAGGGGTTAAAAGCTCTTTGGGAGCAAGCTAATACAGCTAACCTGTCGTATTTACCATATAATCCAGTTGCTGTTGGAGGTTCAACGCTTCCTCCTCCGCAAAGACAGAATATTGAACCTCCAATTCAGGCTATGACGCTTGCAGCTAATCAATTTAGTGACGACTTAAAGGCTGTTACAGGCATTTATGACGCTTCACTAGGAGCGCATGGCAATGAAACTTCTGGAAAGGCAATTAATGCACGTAAACTGCAAGGTGATGTATCTAATTATCATTATGCAGATAATTTCTCATATTCATTACTGCATTTAGGCAGGATTTTAATAGACCTTATTCCTAAGACTTATGACACAGCAAGGGTTGTGCGTTGTTTAGGTGAGGACGGCACTGCTGAATATAAGAAAATCAATCAGCCAAGCGGTGAAATGGATAGCAATGGCGTTGAGAAAATTTACGACATCACAACTGGTGAATATGACGTCGTTGTTGATACTGGCCCTTCTTACAAAACTAAACGCCAAGAAGATTCTGAATTAATGGCACAGATGGCGCAAGGTAACCCTGAATTAATGCAGGTTGCAGGCGATATTATTGTTAGGAATATGGATTTACCTGGCGCACAAGAGTTATCAGAACGCCTGAAGAAAGCATTACCACCACAATTACAGGACGCTCCTGATGGTCAACAGGAAATACCACCACAAATCAAACAAAAGCTAGACCAATCAGGACAGATGATTGAGCAACTTACGCAAACAGTTCATAGACTCCAAGATGAAAAAGATATGAAACAAGCTGAGTTAGAAAGTAGGGAACGCATTGCGTACGCTCAGATAGAAGCGCAATTGACAATGAAAGCAATGGGAATGGATGGACAAGCAAACCATACGCTTTTACAAGCAGAATTGGAATCTGTAGGAAGAAAAGAGGCGGCGGTGCAAGAGGCGGCTCTAGCTGCTCACGCTAGCGAACTTAATTCACAGATTGACAATGGAAATTTAAATGATACAGTTAATCAACAACCGACTGTTGGTGCATCGACGCCAGACGGTCAACAATAACGAGGATTAAATATGATTGATGAGATTTTATCTGGTGACAATGTCGCTGTGGATAATTCTAACCAGCCTGTAGTTGAAGCTCCTGAAAAGGAAATTGAAATAGAGGTTGAGGGGGCTGAAAAGCCAGAGAATCAAGAGAATAACGCCGAGGGCGAAAATAGGAAAGTAAGGTCTGGTGGCTGGAAAAGAAAGATTACTAAGCTAGAACAAGCGGTGGCGGAAAGAGACGCTAGAATCGCAGAGCTTACAAAGTCTACAGCTACGCTAGAGCAAAAACCTACAATAGATAACTATCAGACTTATGACGACTATATTGAAGCACTAACCGAATACAAAGCTGCTGAAGTAATAAAGAAGCGCGATTCGGAAATTGCTCAAAGAAAAGAACAAGAGGAGTTAGCTACTAAGCAACGGGAAGCAGAGCAATCATGGGAAGATAAAATAGACGCCCTTGATGAAAGCTATGATGATTTCTACGAAGTAATGGCTAAATATAAAACCACTCTAATTAGAGATGATTTAATACATGCCATTAGGGAATCGGATTTAGGCCCACAATTACAATATCATCTGGCTAAAAACCCAGAGTTATTGGAAAAGCTTAATAGTAAAACAATCAGTTCATTTGCTATTTATAAAGAATTAGCAAAAGTCGAAAGTCAGTTAGCATCAAAGCCAGCGGTGAAAGTAAGTAAATCATCCGAACCTATTACCCCGGTAAAGGGAACGAGCCGTACCGCTGTTAGCCTTGAGAAACTCGACACATCAAGCTATATAGCGCAACGCTATCCGCACCTTTACAAGAGAAGATAGGCCGAGTGATTTGCGTTTTTGCAATTTCACATAATGAGGCTATAAAATGACTTCTTCAAATACACTCTTAACGATTGGTATGATAACCAACGAAGCACTACCTGTACTTGTAAACGAATTAACGTTTACTCGTAGAGTTAATCGTCAATATGACAAACAATTTGGTATTACTGGTGCAAAAATCGGTGATACATTGAATATCCGTAAGCCAGTTAGGTATATTGGCCGTAGGACTCCTACACTAAACGTACAAGGCTCAACAGAAAGTTCAGTTGCATTGACACTTTCTACACAGTACGGCGTGGATATGTCATTCACTTCTGCTGACCTTAAATTATCTATCGATGAATTCTCTTCAAGATTCATTAAACCTGCTGTTTCACAGATGGCGAACATGATAGATTTTGATGGATTACAACAGTACAAATATATCTATAATACTGTTGGAACTCCTGGCGTTGTTCCTGCTACTGCTGATGTTGTGCTTGCTGCTGGTGTTAAGCTAGACAATGAAGCCGCTCCTATGGGCGACAGGTCAATTGCTCTAAACCCTGCTGCACAGGCTGGATTAGTTAGCACATTTACAACACTGTTTAATCCTTCTAAAGAAATCTCTGACCAATACCTTAAAGGTTCTATGGGTACAGCATTAGGTTTTGAGTTCTATATGGACCAAAACATTGCAGTACATACAATTGGTACTTATGCGGCTACTTTATCAGGCGTTACAGTGACTAATGCTGTTACTTCTGGAAGTTCTGTATTAACAGGCGGTTGGACTGCTGGTGACTACTTAAACATTGGTGATGTGGTAACATTTGGTACTACAACTTCTAAAGGTGTTTTTGCTATTAACCCACAGAACTATCAATCTACAGGCCAGTTAAGGCAGTTTGTTGTGACTTCACTTTGTACTGCGGATGTTTCTGGAAATATGACAATCCAGGTTAGCCCTGCAATTACATTCAATACAACTGGAACTCCTAACCCATTTGCAACTGTAACTTCATCAAGTAATACTATTGAGGCTGGTGCAGTTATTGGTGTGTTTGGTACATCTGCGAAAGTAACACCACAGAATCTTGCATTCTGCCCTGATGCTTTCACATTTGCAACTGTAATGCTTCCAGATATGCCTGGTGTTGATAACTCACGCGCTACTGATGAGCAGTTGGGTATGTCAATCCGTTTAATCAGTGCATATGACGTTGTAAACGACAGACGTATTTCACGCTTAGACTTGCTAGGTGGCTGGGCTACTTTACGTCCAGAGCTTGCTTGCCGTATAGCTGGTTAATGTAATGAATAGATTACCCGAATTTTCGGGTAATCTATTTGATACAATTTTTAAATATAGGAGAAATAAAATGCCTTCAAATTACAATACACAAACCGACACTCTTACTGGTGTTAGCACAGCTGCTGAAAATCCTGGTGGGATGACTATGGATAATACTACTATTGGTTCTATTACGCCAAAGCCAGGAACATTCACAACTTTAACCTATACAAGCGGGTCTACTACCACTTCGACTGCTAGTCAGGGTTTTATACTAAGCGCAGCTATTGCGAACGCTTCAACCTCAACCACTATGAACGTATATAAACCTGCACTTGTTGGTTCTAGTACTGCTGCAAAAGTTTACCCTCTTGCTGCGCCTGGAAGTACTGGTGTTGGTATATACAAATATATTCGTTGTCGTTCTGCTACTACTTCACGTAAGTGCAAGATTAGCGTTTCTGCGGCAAGTGCGACTATTAATAACTCTAAAACGGTTATTACATTGTCAAATACAGGTGATGCAGTGACATTATTTGGCGAGACTTCAACACGTTGGGGTATCGCTGGTTCATTCGTAGCGGGGACAACAAGAATTGCAACATCGTAAGATAGCTATTCTAGGAAGTGCGCCATCTTTGTGCGCCACACCAAGGGAGGGTTGGGAATATTGGAGTTTGATGTCAAACTTCCAAAGCTCAACTCTTCCTGTTGTGCCTGATAGATGGTTTGAACTTCACACACCAGAACATTTAAAGAAAGTTGGTGTTTCCCAGCCGGAAATTGACTATTTGGGTACTATGGAGAATCTGTACATGATGACTCCATTTGGGAAAGCTAAGCAATTCCCCCGTGAAGAAGTACTCAGTATTAGAGAAAACAAATACTTTACCTCTTCTATAGCGTGGGTAATAGGACTGGCTATTAATGAAGGAGTTGAGACTATTGGATTATTTGGCGTGGATTTGTTCCTAACCAAAGAATATCAGCGCGAAAGACCTTGTATTGAAAATCTACTAGGTTTTGCGCAAGGGAAGGGAATTAATATAGTTATCCCTGAAGTCTCTCCCTTAATGAAGGGTGCGTTGTATTGCGACGAATTTGCTTATGAACTTCAAGAGAGAGCAAAAGACAATGAGAAAAGCATAGAAAAAGCTAAACATCAATTAGCTTATCTTGAAGGCGAGAGAGATTGTTTAGAAGCACTCCGATATACAAAAGGATAAATTATGACTACAGTACTCGAAATAATCACAGATGCGTTACAAGATGCTGGGATTCTGTCATCAAACGAAACACCAAATGCTACAGATGGGCAAAAGGCCTTTCGTTTGCTTAATAGAATGTTAGAAGCAGACTCAACAGAAGACTTAATGATTTACAACAACACGTTTGAAGTATTTCCATTAGTTAACGGTCAGGCTGTTTATACTATAGGTGCTGGTGGGGATTTCAACACTACACGTCCTGTTGATATTACGGAAATTTATATGCGTGATACTAACGGCAATGATTTGCCTGTTAAGCTTCTTACTTACGAGGAGTATGCAGATATTCTTTCTAAGCCTGTACAAGAAAGCCTTGCTCTTGGTGCGTGGTATAATTCAGGTATGCCACTTTCACAGATAACATTCTGGCCTGTTCCATCACAAACTTCTTATCGTGCCGTTATATGGAGTTGGAAG